CATAACCCTCGATACTGTACGCTTCGACCCTATGCGCTCTTGCTCTATCTAATGCTGGTATTATAGCGCGAATTATCTGTTTTGTCAGGAAAAGGCCGATACTTTTAAACTTGTCAGTCGCAAACATCCCAAGTGTCCACACACCTGGCCGTACTGGTATGTAACTTACAATAGCAATTGGATTATTTGGCTCTTTCTCTACGCAGTAAACTGTTTCAAAATCAGCTAAATTATTTGCAATATTATAGGCTAAATCTTTTTTATCTTCTGTGTATCGTAATGCAGATATTTCTTCAAAATCCCGATGCCGCATATTTGAAGCAACATGAAACACATCTTCTGGTTCAGCGTGACGTATTATCATCCGCTTTCTCCGCTAGTATAGTGTATTGCGATATTTCCTAGTTTTGCTGCACCTGGCTTAGTGCATGTGAGCCTTGGCGCAATATGAGTAGAGTAACCATTTATTGCTGCTCGGCCTAACCCAAACGTTGTTTTATTTACTGTCGCTACTTCCTCGAGCGCAGTAATGTCTTGCGGATCTGTTGCAATACTTACCGTCCAGACGTTTTCGCAAGTAACATCGATGCTGTTGTAGTCTTTGAATGTTGCTGGGCTTCCGCTATCCAAAAACGGCATTTGCACAACAACTTCTGAACTGTCGTAGATGTTGCCGTCCTCACCGCCCAGCGAATATAATTTGTTGCCTGATCTGCATAATGTCTGTCGCCCGTCGTATGCCCATCGATCAACAACAAAACCTGGCTCATATACAGACCATGCAGATACCTTTGATGAAGGAAAATAGCTAAACACATACATTGTTGAGCCGATTGCCAGTATGTATCGACCATCACGTTGCTCGAGCGTTGCTTTTGCCTTTTCTGCTAGTGTTCGATTATCTTGTATTGATTTAACAATAAGTTCGTCAATTGGATTACCAATGTCGCCTACAAACGCAGCATTAGACGAGTCTCGAGAGCGCAAACTACGCAAACCAGACAAAGACAAATAAAATACATCGTTTTCGCCAAACTCTACCACACTGTCAGGAGCTATTGTTCCTGTGTTTTGCAAAACTTGGATTTGCTGGTTTAATGCTGGATCAGGGTCAACAAACCATATTTGTATTGCCTCTTGTGCTAATACGGCCAGATTATCAAAATAAGTCGCCATTGCTTTAAGATCTTCCGACCCTCGAGAATGGTTAGCGAGGTTTATAAACCCTGCACTTTGCGTCGTGTCGTTCCATTCTGTCGGATCGTCGATTGCAGAGAAGTGCAGCAAACTATCTGATAATGCGTACATTTTTGTTTTTACTGGCATTACAAACTTGCCAGGAGAATACGCATTGATCGTTACGGCATCAGCCCCACCATCTAAATAGTTTTGAGTTGTCGGATCAAACGCAGTAGTTACATTGCCAGTAGTTGTAATCGCAACGGTCTTGTTGTTGTGTGCAGAGGTGCTTTCTTTTGCAATAATATTTACAAAAGCATTGACCGCTGTGGCTTCGTATTCCGGTGCAGACGCAAAACTGTTGATAGCCGCTGCAACTTTAATTGCTGTATAGCTGTGCGACGTTTCCCAAACAACTTGAGAGCCAATTAAATTTATACCGTCAACAGTAATTGCAGTGACCGCGTTATCAACGCCGCCCGACATATGATTTATATTGCCAACGGTAAACGCACCAGTAACCTCGAGCGTAATCTGGAAATTATTGTAAGCTATGCCTACCGCTGGCGCTGTAATTGTAACAACATCACCCGTTGCATTAGCAGTATAATCACTAGCTCCACTGGTTATCGCAGCGGCAATGTTAGATGCAGTTAAAGTGTTCGATCCGTTATGATTAACAGCGGCATCAATAATATCTACATTATTTATACGCAAAAAGCGTAATTCATCACCTGGATTTGACGTACCACCAGTTATTTGTATCGATGCAGTAGCCGCAGTGCCGCCCACACTACCAGCTGTTATCTGAAAAGTGTTTCTTGCTCTGCCGTCAAACCAATCTGTAATCCGCGTACCATCATAATAATGATATATTCGACCGTCTGCGAATTGTGCTGCAACATATAACTTACCGTTGTAAAACTCTACTGAATGAACGTTTGTAAGTGCTTCGCCACTAGGATGCTGCAATTGAACATATGTAAGGTTTGTCGGGGTATTAGCTGGAAATGTAACAGCAGAAGATGCCGCAGATCCGAACGTATAAATCTGACCAGCTGCCGCTGCTAATCCTATTGTGTTAGACGGTAAGTCTACAATTTCAACAAAAGCGGGTCTCTTTTCTATTTCACCACCGCGAGTAATATGAGCATTTTTCAACTCAATCAGCGTACCAGGAGGCGCTGTCACATTCATACGTCTGCGGTCTAAACCACCTCTAAAATCCTCGACCAGTACATAAGGCATTAGCTACCCCCTGTTGTCGCAATCAAAGGTGGGCCTTTTGGTTGATAGATCCCTTCCGGTTCACCGCCACCAATAACAAAGGTTTCGGTCTTGCTCATTCTCGCTTTTAGTCGAGCATAATGCGCTTGTGCAGCCGCCAGCTTATTTTGTGCGTCTGCCTGTTTTTGGCGTGAAAGTATTTCTGCAGCCGAGTATAAAATTATTAACTGATCGTCCAAATCAGCTGTATCTGCTTCGGCAACAAACGGACTAAGATTGCGAATACCGTATATCCTTACACTATCCGTTCCTGTTGTTGCGTTTGAGTTATTTGCAGGGATTGGCCAAAACTCTATTTGATTGTTTTCGTAAGTATCAAAACGTCTGATCGGTGAAGATTGTATTCCTCGATCACTGTCATGCTGATTATATTCTTGTGCGCCAATCCCGTAATGAAGCTTTGTCCAATAGTCGCCATGTTTAGTTTCAATGCGCTCTATACGCTCAAACACTAATCCATCAGGCACATCATAATATCGCTGGCCAGCATTTATCGCTATGTCACGGGTAATGCGTAAAAACGGCCAGCTATAATCTTCCCATAGCCGCCGTTGTGTACGCTGCAACATATTAATAAATACATCCCTCGTTGCTTTGCCCAGATTAGGCTGTAGCGAGTGACCAACTTCTGCCCTCAAATCGGTTACAAGTTGACCTAATGATGTGCCTCTAGCCATGTGCTATCCCTCGACGTATGCCTCGTTTATTTCAGTTGTGGGATCGTCAGCTATGTAATGGCCTTTTGCATCCCTCGCTCTTTTACGAGTTGTTTTCTTTTTTGCTGGCTTTTTCTTTTCTGGCGTAAATGTTGGATCTAAAAGCTCCGCTGGAATACGGGCTGCTTCCAGCGAATTAGGAAGATCCCCGTATTGATTAAATAAATTTACAACTTTTTGATCGCCGTAAAATTCACCTAATCTGTTTCGTTCTTGATCCATAGTCGCATCAAGTTCGCCAGTAACTCTAATATTTGTAACGGCATCACCGCCATGTATTGATTGCAACAGCATTATTTCCGCTGGTGTAACCATTGATTTTGCTACAACGCTGCGAATATCTCCTCCTATCGCAACAGTGCATGAACATTTATCAAACATATTTTCCTCCTGTTGAAAGGAGGGCGCGAACGCCCCCCTGATTAAATTAAACGATTTCGTAAACGCCGTGACAGTTCAGCTGAGTTGCTGAAAGTGCCGCAGTTGTAGTAACCGCACGATACATCACGTACTGGTCAGCTGGTCTTGCTGGTGAGTGACGCTTCATTTTCTCGCCGTCCATGTAATACATGCACAGTTTCGAGCTATCGATGATGTAACAACGCTTGTCTGGGTTTTTACCTGAGATAGTCAAATCATCCAGTGTTGGATCATAAGCAAAAGTAAGACCGTTATAGTTAATCTCACCCATTGCAATGTTTTGACCTCGAGCAAAACCAGTTTGTGAGTAGTTACCGTTTCTACGTAGTTCGTCTGCAAGACGGTCTAAGAAAGCAGAACCACAAACTGCAATGTTTGGCTTACCGCCAAAACGCTTCAATTGACGCATTTCTGTATGTAGAGTTTCAATTAACTCTTGCCCAGTTGCGGTAGTTGAAATTGCTACGTTTGATCGGTTTCTCCACCATGTATTCGATACGGTAGATAGACCGCCAACCGTTGTACCAGTTGCCGATGGATCATCCAAAATCAATGTCTGGATACCAGCAATTGCGTTTGCGTCGGCTGTACCGTCACCATAAAGAAAATCATTCATGCCTCGAGAATAACCTTCCATCATATCGTCTAGCTTATCTTGGAAAAGATTAGCTAAAACCGTCTGATCGCGGCCTGAGTGATTGCTTACACCAGCTGATGTAGTGCTTTCAGTAACGCTAATACCGTCCTTTTTAAGTTCGGTTAGTGTTAATGAAATACCAGCGTGATGCTCTTTCCATGCGTATGCAGCACGTTTGATGTTTGCTGGGTTTGCATAAGTCACTGTGTCGTTATGCGTATAACCAGAAACGGTTGTTGTGTATGTGCCTTTAACACCTACACTCAGTTCACCTTTACCACCTGGAAAGGTTTTAGCAGCTGCGTCCATTGCTTTTAGCAGCGGCTTGTCTTGTAAAGATTGAGAATACACTGTGCCTTTGTCGATATAGTAATCGAGGGCGGCGTTAGCGATGTTCTCAAGTTCGGCTGTTGAAAATGCCATTTTGACTTCCTAACGTTTTTAGGAGTTACCCATCGCCGCTGCAATCGCCTCTTGTAACGATTGGGGTTCTGGCGCTGGACTACCTCCAAGTTTACCACCAGACGCAGTTTTCATTGGCGTTCTATTACCAAATTTAGCATTATACTTTTCGTTCACTTGGTCGTAAGCAGTCTGCGCTAATTGGCGTAAATCTTCTGGATTTTGCGCTGTAAATTGCTGGCCGTTACTTCCAAGTTCCCACCTTAATGCTTGAACTCTTGCGTCAATTAGATCTTCTTTGAGTTCGTAGTCAGGGTCGTTCGCTCGGGCGTTTTCTTCCCATTCAGTTGCAACATTAGCTAAATAATTAACATGCTCTTGCTGCGCCTGATTTTGTTGCTGTTGCACCAGTGCTGCGTTCTGTTGCTTCTGCCATGCGGCATCTGCCCTAGATCGCGTTAATTCCCGTGCCGCACTTTCGTCTAAGTAACCATCGTCAACTTTGGCTTGAATATCAGCTGGCACAATAATACCAGCCGCTTGGGACAATTGTTGCACATAAGGTTTTAATGCTTTTAATGCGGCCATTGGGTCAGATTTCATTTTAGCCATAATATCTAAACCAATTGCTGCTTCATCACCGGACAGATTGTTCTCCGCCAAGTAATCTTGCATTATATTAAACTTGTCTGCGCTTTCTTTTGCTTCATTCCGTTGTTGTACTAGTTCCTTAAAACGAGGGTGCTTGTGAAACGGTAATTTGCTATAATCTTCTTCCTGATCTGCTAACTCAACGTCAACTTCACTTTCAGTAGATTCTGCTGCAACTACTTCCCTTTCTTCTTCCTCGTTCTCAGAGTGCGACTCTGTTTCCTCGTCGGGCTGCACAGCGTCTTGTATGACACTAAGCAGATCCTCCTCAGTTTCGCTTTCAACGGGTGACGACTCCGCATTTTCGTCCTCGATTATATCTTCAGCCTCGGTGGACGTTTCCGATGCTGTGGTTTCATCAACCATATTAGCGTCCTTCCTTCTATCTGCATTTTACCGCTGTTGATCGCAACAATCAACAAACAGTAAAAAAATTACTGGTTATTCGCCCCCATTGGTGCAACACCTCCCGAACCAGAGGGCAACTGCCTTGGTGCATTATCCGCACCGCCTCCTGGCGCACCAGCTAACGCTGGATCACCAGTTCCTTGTCCTTGTCCTTGGTTCATAGAAACAATTGAAGGAATTTTGTCTGTAAACGCTGAATCTAAATCTAATTTATCATCAAGACGTTTTAACAATTCTTTTGCTAACCATTTTGGATCAATACCAGGAATTTGCAGCAAGAACGGCATAATACGTTCGATATTTGCAAGTTCCGCTGCACGGTTAGGTTTTCCCGTAGACCCAGCTTCGATCTCTAGGAATACTTCTTCCATAATTTGATCTCGGGTCATTTCCGGCCATACTGCGCCTTGACCTACAATCTTAACA